AAAATAAAATAAAATATTGCAGATATGGCAAGAGTCAATAGCACAACTAAAGAAACAGGTAATAATTTTAATGTTGGTAACGGAACGGGTGCTGCAGTTCGTGCAGGTATAAATGATATTTTTACAGCTTTAAGAACAATAAACTCAGCAAGTGGAGATCCATCTGGAGCAGAAAATGTAGTTCAGTATCAACCTCATATAGATACATCAAGTAATTTATTAAAAATTTGTACTTCCGTATCAACTGGAACAGGAACATTTACAACGATTGGAAACATAACTCAGGCAAATTTAGGTTTAGCTCCAGTTGCAGGAGCAACATTTACTGGAACTGTTATTCATAACTACACAGGTGCATTGAGATTACCTGTTGGAACTACTGGTCAGAG